ATTATTGATGTTATCTCACCTACATTTCACCCTATTATTGGGTCTACTCGGTTCTAAGTATATAATACTCAGCCTTTCCCTAGTCGTTGAACCTTCTAGTAATTAAATTGACACCATACATATTTCCATTTCTGCTTTCGATATAATTTTCTACAACCATCCAATCTACCTGTATTTTCTTTTAAGTTGTTATCACTTAATGCTCTTCTAACATATACCATTAGTTTTTCTTCATCATCCTTTGGATTGGATTGAAAATATTCACATAATTTGTATAATTCACCATTTGTAAAGTATTTAGAATATTTGATCCTTCTATCTTTTGGTATATTATAATCTTTCGAAATATGTTTCCATGCCTTACCAATTTTGATAGAATTTACAATTGATTCAGATATATTGAATATATTTGCAATTTCGACCATTGAATATATTTGCGACTCTAGCATCTTACATATTTCTCTACATTCAACTTCAGTAATTTTTGCACAACAATGTTCTTCACCATGAACTGGATTTAATAATCCCGTATCTCGTGCATGTATTGCATTACCTTTAGTATCTGTAAATTCTAAATTCGGTAAAAATGACGCACACTTATTACCATCTTTATGATTTACTATATCATATTTTGGATCGTGTTCTGGATAAAATACTAACATTAATACCCTATGAAGTAATACTGATCTAAATTTGCCGGTGACTAATTTTGTAGTAAATTGTGGGTAATAATCTTTACTTTTCGGTCGCGTTATTTTCAATAACCTCTGTAATATAGTATCATACACTCGTGAATAATTAGATATATAATACCTACCTATCTCAATATCTTTTACAGCGTCATTGGTTATTTCTAAAAATATTTCATATGGTAATCTTTCGGACTCTGGTATAGTAATATCATTTAATAAGTTCTGTTCTTCCAATATTGACTTTAGACTTTTTTTCTTGTTAGTCATATATATTATTCTCCTTATTATATTAACATATTTAGAATCCATTTACTAGCTTGGCTGCTGATTGTCTAATCTCTAAGATTATTACACTTTGGTACTTAGAGCTATAAAGAGTTTCCAGCAGTTAAAGAGGTTTATAGACCCCCACCAGATGGATTCTAACTAAGTGTATAGAACATAATTTTCTATTTCTAGGTTTAATCCGAGAAAGGGTCTCGTCCTGTTTCAATCCTAATATCTCAGCAGGACTCTTAACTATACCCATTTGAGGGTTAGTTTTAATTTGATTTATAGCAATCAATGTTATATTTGCTTTTCTAAGATATGGGAGAATTTCATTGAAAAATCTTCCTATCTCTCCAGTCAATCTCATTCTATCCGTCTGGGTAGAGATTTCTTCAAGTTTTTCTAACTTCTTTTCTCCACCACCATCTATACTCATAGTAATAGTAGCAATAGAGTCAAGTATTATTACAGTAGGAACGAATGCTTGAATCTCTTCTCCAAATTCATTCTTTAATCCTGTATTATACATATAATCATTTGGATTATTAACTTTCTCGTTATATAATCTCATGATAGTTGATTTCATATTCTCAAGAGTACAATCTTCTTGTCTTAAGACATATTTGCTCTGTAATTCATTCATTGGTATTCGTGTAAGAGCTTGTATTCTTGAATAGTTTAAAGCTTGTTCTAAATCGAAATGTATTACTAACCCATTATTGAATTTTCTTACTATATTAGATGCTATTTTTATTGCAGTTGCTGTTTTAGATGTAGATGGTTTACCTATAAATAAAACATAAGAACCTGCTGTAATACCTACACTAGGATATGAATACTCATAGTTTCCATCACTATCGTATACATTAACTTTATATCCTAAATAATAATCAAGCACAGGAAATCCTGTGCTATATGATATAGTAGATGCATTAGTATCGAAGAAATCATCTTTCTTCTTCCCTTTAGCAGATTCATTTTCTCTTAATGCTTTTAATAAAATATTATTCGCCATCTCTATTTTTCTCCTCTTCTACTTCACCATTTTCATTATATTTCTTTTTAGCAAGATTAATTGTTTGTGGTTTAGATGAATCATCCATATCAATAGTTCTTCCTAAAACCACATCATAATGTTCTTCTCTCGAAGTTCCACTAATAGAAATATTTTCATTATTGAATTTCTCTAATTCACTGATATACTTATAGAAATCAGTAGGATTATCAAATTCAACCATTACAGATATATCACCTTTCTTTTTACATTTATCATTAACTTCTTTTGAAATTCTATAATAAAAATCAGATGGTTCTATAGATGCATCAAAATGCAATCCTTGTATCTTTGCAAATGGCGATAGAGTTCTCGAAGTACCTGGATCAGAATTACCACATACAATAATATCAATATTACCAAGCATAGATGGATGAATATCTCTTACTTTAATACCAACTCCATTACTATTCTTTTCTCCCATAGCATGAGGTCCCTTAGTTGTTTCTTTTAACTTAGACCAAATACTCATATCATTAACTTCATCATCATATCTTAAAATACCAGATGATTGCATTTGTTGTATTAATATATCTCCAGGGAATCTAAATATCTCAAGATAGTTATCTGCATTAGCTTTTTCTCCTAATGAAATAACTCTCTTTAACCTTTCACTAAATTTAGTAGTTAATAATGCTGATATAGTTTCATTACATCTCAATCTTTTATTATTAATATCATTATTATCTTTTAATCTTAATTCATTGAAATGTTGCATTACCCATTTTACAACACTATAAGAACCACCTTTATAATACTCTGGTATTTTTAATATATTGGAAGTTGTAACATCTACTAATCTATCAAAATACTTTAATACAGTTAATCCTTTTTCGTAATTAGCTGGGTTAGCTAATTTCTTAATCCAATATGCTTTATCATTTAGATTAGTAAGATTAACTCTATTAGAACTAATATGTATTAATCCCATAACTACTGATTTAACAAAAGTATATTTATCAAATATATCTCTATCTACTTGCATATAACAAGAATTAGATAATTGAAAATATATTTTACTATCATCTTTATTTTCTATCTTTTCAACGAATTCAATAATACCATCAAGATTTAAATAATCTAAAGCATATTTAATTCCTTTACTCATATAGAATAATATTGCTGGAATAGTTCTATTAACTACCACTACAGTATATAATGGTAATTTATATTCTACTCCATCTATATCGTGTACTACTTTTGGTATTCTTCTTACATCTACAGGCATTAGACTCTTTAATGATATTCTATTACCTACATTATAAATAGACTTTTCTACCATCTGATATATGATATAATACTTCTTTCCTTTAATTACATAATAACCATTTTCATCCTGTAATGGTATTAGAATAGATTTAGATATGTTATGTATTTTATATTCATGAGCTTTAGTAGTTGGATTAGTATCTGGAAGAGCTAATTCAATATGAACTGTTAATCTTCCTACTCTATCATCACCAATAGCTTTAATACCATATCTTTCTTTCTTTTTCTTCTTTTTATCTCTTCGGAACACATAATTATTTATATCTATTTCCGATTCTCTCTCTGTATAATCAAATCCTTTTATTTTAATAGGTTTTAATATCTCAAGAGATTTAAAAGCTTCTTTAACATATTCCACTAACGGTTTATCTGCTGATTTTTCCAATAGAGGAATATTTAATTCTTTTTCCCATTTATTTATATAATGACATAAATTAGACCTCATTAACCTCATCCTTTCATTATATTTCAAAAAAATATACCTTACTTAATTTATAAATGGATTGAAGATTATATTTCAAATCTTCAATCCATCTAATCAATTACTCATGAATAGATGTTGCAGCTTGATCATCTTTCATTAACAACTTAGCTTCTATATTTGGTCTGATATAGATAGAAGAACCATCTTCCGTTTCCATACAACCAATATGGAAGCAACTAATGAAATTAATCTCAAATTCAAATTCACCTAATTCCTGTCTCTTAATTCTAACATAATTTACAGTAGCCTCATATACTGTAATAAATATAGGCATTACTAATTCACTAATACCGATATGAACATCTATTGATTTAAGATCTTCAATAACAGCATTACTAATTTCTCTAATAATACCCGGCTGAGTTATAACATTCTCAATATTCCATTGAGTAATTCTTTCTGTAGGAGTTGTAGCATCTTCATTTACATTATCCTTTACAGACTTATTTAAGTGATTCATGTAAATCATATAGTTACCCTGCTTCTCATCATCATCTGATGTATTAGTAGTATAACCAATTTCCAATCTATCACATATATTAATTTTAAACTCACTTAATTTACTCTCATATGATTTAAGAGTATTTATAATAACATTGTAAGTTCTTTCCACAATAACTGCTATCAACTTTGGATCACTAAGAGGAACCTTAAATTTCTCATATAAGATTTTTATTGCTGAAGAACAAATTGGAATTATATGCTCTTCATCTTCTACCACAAACTCATTATAATCATTTAAATACTTCTCGTCTAAATTTTCCATTTTACTTGTTACCCTTTCTTATTTAACTATTTCGATATTTCTTTCTTCACCAAGCCATGTATCTGTTACGGCTAAGGCTGTTATTTCTGGTTTAAAATCAGATGGTAAATCTACATTCATATTAAACCGCGTTGTTTCATAACAACATCCATCATCTTCACTATCCATTGATGTATATATTAAATTCATATATTCATCATCAGTATCTTTAAAGAATGATATAGATATTATAAATGTACCGATATCATCAGCATCACCATAAGGTTTGTATAACTTCTTAGTATCACTTCCAACTCCAATATAATTAACTCTCTTAAGCATTATATCATCTATTCGTTGGAATAATTCTTTACCTTTATTAATTAACTCTTCACTAATCATTAAACAGCCCTTCTATTATTCAACTTTCTCTCAGGAGATACATTCCCCATTTTCATCAATATAGCTTGAGTTGATGAAACTATATTAGGAAGATACTTCTCTATCTTTGCAGTAGGATTATCTTCTGTAGTATTAAATAAAATATTTGAATTCAATTTATCTACATTCAATATTACCACATGATATAAACCATTTCTCTTATCTATATCTAATGATACAGTCAACTGTCTATATTGATTACCTTCACCTTTCTTTTTGATTATTGAATTTACTGTAGCCATTGATCCATCTTTTGGATTAATCTTTGATACTATAGTAATATCAAAATCTTTTGAATTACATGATAGTGAGATACAATTCTTAATTGTATCAACTAACTTAACTACTTTTTCATTTACATTTTCTTTTCCCATTTTACTTTTCCTTTCTTACATTGAGAAATTTAATATTATTTGGTTACGTTAAAATAATATGTAAATAAACCAAACAAGTCATTAATGCAGTTATAATTTATTTATAATTGTATTAAAGTACAAAGTAATTACAATTCACAAAGTTCTTTGTTACATTTGTGATTCTTGCTTACTGTTTACTAGTCATGAAACCATGGCTACCTATTATTGTCTTGATTTTGACATAAAAACCTCCTTGATAAATAAATTTGTCAGATGCTTGAGTACGTGAAACTCAAGCATCATTTTTTCTTTCTTTAATTACAGTTATTTGAATTATGCAGTTTTAATATACTATAGGTACTAAGTCTAATTCTAGTAATTCAGATAATTCCTCAATTATAATTCTCTCATTTTCAGTAAAAGAATTTGTCTTACTCGAATCTCTTATATCACTACCTAAATGACAATTACAATTACCCCAGTTTATATTTAATACTACTATATCATTATTTGATTTATCTATTGCTGCATAAAGATCACCCATACATCCATGATATACAAATCCGACATAAGTATGATCATATTTTCCTAATAGAGTTGTCTTTGTAGTTAGCTGTTTTAATTTAACTTTCATTTTCTATCCTCTTTCTATATTCATTTAATCTTATATTTTTATTTAAATGGAAAACTTTCAATATTTATATCTAATAATATACATAACCCTTTAGCTAAATTATAATCAACCTCATTATCTTTATCAAAGTTTGATTTACTATTAGACATATTATCTATATGAATTTCTGCATTTAGAGAATCGTTATTCCACTTAATAATGTAAATCTTAGTTCTATTATTCACTTTCATCATACCTATTTTGTTATTGAAGATGAATGTTTTTTCTACTACAAATCCAAATATGTCACTGTACTCAATACCCAATACACCTAACTGATAATTATTATCGCAATTCAATAATTCCATAATACTTAACCCTTTCTATTAAAATTTTATTATATTTGAAATTGCATTAGTCTTTCTATTTATACCACCAATAGTTTTACCCTCATCCAATGTCTTAATACCAAATAATTCTAATACTGGTACGAATGGACTTAAAATATTATTTACAATAGTTTTATAATCTATATACGGGTCTAACCATTTAGGTATTTTTGTATTTTGAGGAATTCCTATTACATTCATTCCAACTATTTTTGTTTCTCCTTTACTAGTAGTCTGTACAAACATTCCTGTTGTATCATTAAATATAGAATCCATTATAACAGAATATTCGTGAGGATTTGTTATACATAGATTATTTATATCTTCAGGTTTAAATATATTTAATTTTAATATACTAACTCTTGATGGTATTTCTACTTGACTATCTGGATTTAGTATGTTCCAAGCTGTTGTTCCTCTAACAGATGCTTCTGAAAATGGATTTGCATATGATGCCATTTCTTTAACAGAAGCAGTTGGTAAATAAATATTCTCACCACTTCTAATAGATTCTATTATCTCTTCTCTAAATTTATAGATATCTTTAAGCATTGATTTTATATCAAATTCACCTTCATTTTCTATTAGATATTTTTTTACTAATCCCATAAATCTTTCTTCACAATATTCTGAAGTTGTAGATTTCTTAAAATCAAATCCTTTAATATCATATTTAGCAGGATTTAATAGATTTCCTTCTCTTAATAGTATTTTTGTAATATATCTCTTTTTAGCACTTCCTATTATTAACTTAGAGAAATAAAATTCATTCTTCATATTGAAGTTAGGTCTAAACTCTTCTGGTATATTAGCATTCTCTCCAAAGTATAATAATAAATTCTCTATTACATGAGTTATTATAAAAGCAATAGTATTAATACAAATAAATTCATTATTAGTAACTGATCTATTAAATCCATTTTTATCTATAAAAGAGAATATATGATTTACTAAAGTATCTACTGAAAGAATATTACTATCGGTATCAATTACAGTTACTACTCTTCTTTTAAAATTTCTATGTCTATAAATTCTATCAAATGATAAATATCTACAGTATACATATTTCATTATTAACTCATTTAATTTATATAATTCTTTTTCTATACTACTAGGTGGATTAGATGGGTCCATAAAATATTCTTTACTAACAAACTTATTCCAATCCTTAACATTCTTACCTATAAAATCATTTCTATATTCATCAGGAATTTCAGTAAACCAATCTTCATCATTTTTATCCATTATAGATAAATTATTTACATTACTAAATATAGAATATAATAATGATTTAACTATTTCATGGTCTGTTATAAATTCAAATATATTATTCTTATAATAAATAAATGATAATTCATCTTCATCATATGAATATAAAAAATCTTGAAGTATTTCATATGAATCATCATTAGTATCTAAAATAGCATCATATAATCTATTAGTTACTTCTGATAATGAATGTCGTTTAATAAATTTATCACAATAATCAAAATTCTTCATTATTGTAGTAATCCATTCAATACATTCGGTAGTATTTAAAAAGACATAATTATCTGCTAATAATCCTTCAAATAACATCTCTGCTGATGATATTACTTGTTGAGCTATATGAGTTGTTGCTGGACCACTATACTTACTATAAAAAGCAGATGTTGCTAATCCACTAGCACCATAATATGAATTCATATTTATTTTTTCATTATTCTGCTTTCTATCTAAATCCTTATATTCATTACTAGATGAATCTTCTACAGAGAACATCTCTTTCTTATATGCTTTTCTTTGAGATGCAAAATTATCAAGCATGACAGCCGTTGGGTTTATTGCTTCATGTTGATTTTTATAAAATGTACCATTTCCACCTATAATCGGTTTTCTATTCTCTACCCAATTTAATACTGATAATAAATTGGTATTTCTATTTTCATGTGTATAATTATTATCCAGAATAACCTCTGGATTTTGTATTTTCTTTTCTATAGTTTTTCTTATTATATCTTCAATTTTATCTTCATCTATATCTGGATTCATTTTAATCATTACATCTTTCATTGAATCCACATATCTCTCTATAAATGTATTTGTTTCCATATAAGAAGCCTCACTTACACTTTATTAAATTTATCTATGTGTAATATTGATTATACCAAGTAATAAATGCACATTTACTTAAATTTATGCTTTATGAAAGGGTATAAATATGATAAAATCTTTTATGGATGCTTTTCGCAGTAATGAAAGAATATTAGAATTCCAAGGTCACGTATTCCAGTTCTTAATAGAGGATTATCAAAATACTGATGGTTACGCTAGATGTATTATCTGGGATAAAACAACAGGTGAGAGATATCATTCTGATGGATACGTTGAAATTGGATTAATAACTATGGTTACTAAATGGAAAGCTGGGTATGATTATACAAGAGATAATTGGATTCATACCAACGAATTAGTCGTAGAAGTTTTTTAGTTCCTGAAACACATAAATAATTATGAACTATTTAAGAAAGGTGGACTACTAATAAAATGAGTAGAATTGAGGAATTACTTTCAAGACCACTACCATCTAAATCAAATTATTTTTTTGAAGGAGATGATTTAGATAAATATTCTAATATTGATGATCAGTTTGTGCAGGCAGATGGAGTCGAACCAAATAAGCAATATCAAGAAGATGATGATGAATATGGTTATAACGATGATGAAGCTGAAGATGCATTTTCTGGAAGATATTCTAGTTTTGGTAGCGATTATAGTGATGATTATGATAACACGTCTGATGATGTAGGTACTGATGATATTTCAGATCTATCTTCAATAGATGATGTAGATAATTTAGATGATGATGATCTTGCTGAATTAGATAGAGAACTTAGTGGTGAGCTTGATGATGAAATCAATGGATCTGATGATGAAGAAGATTTGGATTCTGATGCAGAGATGGAAGCTGATGATATGATGTCGATGGCTGCTACTACACTTCTTGTTAATGATGAGCTTAATTCAGATGAGAAGAGAGATTTCGTAGAGAATGAATCAGATACAGCTATTAGAGAAGGATTTATGACAGATGCTAATGTAAAAACTATTATTGAATCATATAAGTATGACGATGATGATAGTTACTTCTCTGAAGCTAAATATAATAAGCCAATGATGATTAGATTGGATGCTGAATCAAAAAAGAAACAGCTTTATGCATTGGCAATAAATGTATGTGCTGCTGCCAATAATGATGCTGATTATAGAAAGCTTAAGAAGCTTATGAAATTTAGAAAAGTTCTTAGAGCAAAGCTTGATAGAAAGTATCATACACAGGCAGTTAAGAGAATGAAGATTTACTTTAATAGACTTAGAAAGTCTAAATCTCCAGTTCTTAATAAGATTGCTGATAAAGTAAGTAAATAAAAAGAATTTAAATACTAGAGGATTTTTATAATTTCCTCTAGTATTTAATTTATCTTTATTACATATGAAGATTATCTAAATCATCATCTGTATCATCTAAACCATCATCATCTCCATCATTACCATTCTTTGGATCAGGTTTGAGTTTTCTTTCTTTATTAAGAAGAGTTGCTTTATTAATCAATTCTTCAATATCATCAAATTGTATCATAGGTAATTGATCTCTTGCCAATAACTTCTTAAATTCTCTTATTTGAGCATTAAGATTTTCTGGGTCACCAGCTGAACCTGGATCTTCATAATATAACCCAACTAAGAACTCTGCTAATGAATTATACTGTCCTATTAACTCAGATTTAGCGTTCATTAATACTGACCTTGGTTGCTGTAAAGTAAAACTAAAATTAGATATTTTATCTTCACCAATATTAGTAGACCATCTCATTATCTTCTGATACATTTCGGTAATAATAGGATTGAAATCTAATTGGTAATTAATTACTCTAGCATTAAACTTAGAATGATTCTGTTCTACTGTCTTAGCATAATCCGCTTCATTAAGATAATTTAAAATAGCAGCCGGAACACCAGTACCTGTAATATAAGCGTTCTTTAACATCTCTAATAGGTCATTATTTAACTGAATATCCTGACCTGATAAAATCTCTGTTTCTATAGGTCTTTCACCACTTCTACCAGTAGGCATATAAACTGCATTACCATTACCTACCTTATTGATAAGAGTAGTATAAGAAAATAAATCAGAAATATTGATTTGTCTTGATTGTTGTAATCTTGCTATCTCTTGTACTCTATTAGCTAAATTCTTATCTAATCCAGATTGTTTTATATAGCTAATCTTCTGATCATTACTATACATAATAATACTCATAATCTTAAATAATAAAATCATTAAGTATAATTTAGCATAGAATAATGATTTCTTAATCATAGATGTTCCATTACCATTGATATCTTCATCTATTTTAAATTGTATTATATATTCAGCAGGAATAAATTGCATTCTTATTCTATTCTCATTTAAGTTATAATAATTAAAGCAATCTACTATAGCTTCTTTAAACTTTAAATTATTTTTTAAGAATGGCTTATTGAATTGCTGTACAACTCTTTCTGCTAAACTATCAATAATAGTTTGCTGTCTACTGTGTTCATTAAACCTACTGAAATAAAGAGATGATGATACAGCTCCTGATAATGGAGTAATATCTTCATCTTGTACATAATAATATCCTAGTGTAGTATTCATAATCTGAATAGGAATAATTCTAGTTGGTTCTATCATCTTTAAATAACAATCACCAATATCATCATATTCCCCTTTCTTATTAATCTTAACACCACCATCAGATTTATTATTTCTAATAACCTTTTTAAATAAGTTATTATCTTCAGTAACTACAGAATTATTTTGATTATTAAGATATTCTATTGATTCTATTCCTTCTTCTAAAAATGGAATAGGAATTTCATCAGTAGATATAATAATATTCTCCATTATATTCTTTAAGTCTTTTTTAAATTCTTCTTTACTTATTTTATTAACTTCTTTATTTAAACTATTATTACTCTTAGTTTCTTCTTGTATATTAAATTTCTTATAGCAATCTTCTAAGAATACATCTAAATCAGAAAGCTTATTATCTTTTCTTACATTACTAAATCCTTCTAATACGGTAGATTCATTATATCTTTTAAGAATTCCACTATTAGAAAGATTTCTTGTTTTCTGTTGATGAAATTTATTAAATAATTCAGAATATGGAACTACATACACATAGTATTCTCCATATTCCAGAGTTTTAGGAATAATGAAGTTTTTTATTTTTTCTAATAACTTAAACTTCAATTCCATATTTTCTACTAAAGAAGTATAATTATCAATCTCATCTTCATCAATATTATCAAACTTTAATGATCTATTTAATCTACCTTCTACAGTATCAGCAGAAATAATAGCATCTCTAGTAATCATTATAGCTTCTGATAATTCAATTAACTGAGAAGATACTTCATGTAAATCAGATTGCTGTAATAATCTATTTCTATATGCATCATAAATAAATGATTGCATAGTAGAATATTCATTACCTGTTAAATCACCAAACTGATTATTTAGAATATCTTCAGTAGCTTTATACTTATTATCTGTAGATACTATCTGGTTAAGAAAAGATGTAATTTCATTATCATCCTTTCCAGTAATACCAGTTAGCTCATTAGATAGTATTGTATTAAATTTATCGTTAAGAGAATCAACATCTGAAGTTCTATCAGTTCCATAAAGAGATAAGTTAGCTTGACCAATTAAATTATTAATATTAATTAGTTGCTTTTTAAAGGAACGATCAGAATCCACTGAAGATGTTAAACTCTCTACATCTAGTTTACGATTTCTTCTAACAGCCATTTATTTCACCTTTCTTTCAAAGTGTATATTAAGCCTATGTTTTTAAGGGGTATTTTCTATATCCGTATTTTTATAGTATATATATATATATCATTTTTGTGTAATAATAAATAAATAGTTTCATAAGGAGATTACTATGAAAGAAATAATTGTAACAAATGAAGTAGTTCAGGAAATTGAAAATATCTGTAAAGATACTATCATCGAATTCACATTTGATGGTGTTGATGGACGATATTCGTGTAATGAGATGGATGGGGAAACTTTGAGAGAAGTTTCATACGGTCTATTATATGCCAATTGGACTACCATTGATGGGTACCCAAATCATATCCCACAAACGACTTATCCTGAATTCATACAGGCTTTCAAAGAGAAATTTGGTGTAGATATTCCTTTAAAGTAAGGAATTCTCTACAGCAATATTTTAAGAAACTCATCAGATTAATTTCTAGTGAGTTTTTTTTATTTATATTAATATTTTAAATATATCCATATATTATTTTCACGTAGTAATAAAATAGTTAATATTAGGAGGATAAAAAAAATGAAAGAATTAATTATCGTGAGTACTGAAGTCAAGGAAGAGAATGAAGACAGATATTCCAAGATTATTAAATTTACATTCGATGGATTCAAATGTACTTATATAGCATCAAATTACTGTGGGATTCGGACATTTAATGTGTTATATGGATTAAAATATGCAGTATGGACTGAAGCAATCGGATGGTGGAATACTGATACCAGATTTGATAAAGAAAAAGATAAAGAATTCCTAGAAGCTTTCAGAAATAAGTTTGGTATTAAGATTCCAGCTGTATAGGAATCTTAATACCAAAGGATTATTTGAGAAATTCACTGGATTAAGCTCTAGTGAATTTCTTTTTTTAATAACCACCATTATTCGTAATCTCGATATATATATATATTATTTATGTAATACATTAATAATTTTATAGATGACCTATCGACTATACGGGGAGAAACGGAGATTTTTATGTCAAGTATTAAAGAACTTTTAAGTAGTTATAATAGCAAATATTCGGTACTAGAAACTATGAATAAACTTCAGGAATTGTTGATTGACGACAAAGTGACTGATGCAAAAGAACTGTTGCTTAAACAGATAATATTATTATCTAAAGATGCACCAAATGAGACATTACGTCGTATATTACAAATGATGGATACATATCTAACCTCGGATAAAGAGGTTGATGATATTATCCGATATCATATATCATACACAAACATAATAGAAACTACTATGCATGGTACTCGATGGGTATACGAGGATGATTATAATTTGATATCTGAAGTTGAGTCAGTTATTGTTAGTGCAGTTGATAAAATAATACCAGATAAATATGATACGATATTAACATATACGTCAGCATATGATTATAGTGTTATGTCGGCGTTACACAGCAGCATAGACGATAAAATCATTCAGTGCATATCAAATATAATGGTGAGTATCGAATCACTTGATGTATATTTAGTACATTGTATATTGATAGAATATCACGATATGTCGGTAGATGACATATTAGAATTATGTAACAAATTAGAGAAGGGTTCCGAATAGGAACCCTCTTTTTTTGTATGCTCCGAAGATTATTATCTAATCCGTATATCAAAAAAAAAACGATAATATATTATTTCTGTGTAATGAATAACTTATTCATTACAATGTCACTATATTTATATTTTATAGAGGGTTAAAGATACCCTCGAAAGGAGATTTTTATGTTTAAGAATATGATAGTTGAGAAGTTCAATGATTGTGCAGATTATAGTTTTGAATTCGATGGCATTTCATGCCAAGTGAATGAAGTGATGTATTCGGTGTATGATTATGTCACCGAGCTATATTTCGGCGACAAATATCTCCGATGGGGAAGAGAGAACGGAGAAATGTTCTCCGTCGGAGATGTAGAATCTATTCTGAAGAATAAGAAATTCGCCGATGCATTTGTAGACTATTTTGATTATTGCCTTCCAATGCAATAATCAAAAAAACCAACCATCAAGAAACTCTCTAGAAATTAATCTAGAGAGTTTCTTTTTTTTTATAATTCTTCTTTTATTGTCTTCGGAAGCATCAATCCATTTGTTACTAAATCAGACTTAAGTCCCATTCCTAACATATATGTATCTACGGCATTTAAAGTTGTTTTATTAAATACGTCATCTTCCATATCTTCTAGCTTAGTATATCCGTTTAATGCTATATCTCTCAGCATCTGTTGTTTCATTACAGAGTCATCAGATCTAGCAGAATTTAATTCTTTTAATACATTAGGTAATCCCCAGTTAATAAGCATTATATTCTCCAAATCAGACTCTCTACCATTCTTATCTTTACCAGTAACCTGATTAGTAATAGCAGATCTTTCACTAATATCTGTACTAATACCATTCTTCTTCATTACTGTCTGCTGAGTTCTCTTTTCATTAAGATATCCTACTGGTACAGGTGTTTGAGTAACAACAGCATTTTCTTTATCCATAGTAGCGAAAGGAGTTACTACATTCTCATATAATGGTACATCTATTACTTTAGCAGCAGCTTCTATATCATCCATAGTAATTCTTCTTTCATAATCTACTATGTCTAAAATAAGATAAGCATTTTCATTACTAAAGAAATCATCAAAATATCTTTTAAACATCTGATCACTCATCGGTTTAAATCTACTTGAATATTTTTTTGTATTAGCCCCTGTTTTATCAAATGCATCAAAGAATGAATAAATCATCTTTTCCATCTTAGATCTACATTTACTAATATTCTTAGAATCATATATCTTTTTAAGATGTCTCTTTAATTCTATAATACATTTATTTCCTAATGTAACATAAAGAATAGCAGGAACCATTCTGTTAAGAATAGAGTTAGTAGCAATAAAAGTAGATACTTCTTCATCAGGTCTATATTCACTATATGGTTCATAACCTTTTGGAATAATTTCACATACAGTATTTTTTAGAGCTGTATAGTTAGCTATCTTACTTCCTACTTCCAATGGTTCTGTATGTTTAATATAGAACTCTATAAGAACTCCATCTTCTACTTTCTGTCCTTTAATAACTCCATACATATTAGGGTCTATTTTAGAACTTGTTTCATTACAAAGAATACCACACTTAACTACGCTATCTTTTGCTTCTGGATCATACTTATTTAAGAAATTCTTCTTTCTATTTATTTCACTATAATATTTACTTACTATAGTTTTTAAAGAAGGAGATAATTCATCTAATTCTACAGTAGAATATATTTTAATATCTTCTATTATACCTGAATATTTAGACTTAATTTCGTTTCTAGCTCCTTCTAATATATTCTCTTTATCTTCTTCACCAAGATTTGCTAATAATGTATTTATTGATTCATCTTCATACGATGTATCAAACTGTATTAAAGGGTCACCTATATTTATTTCTTGACCCTTTTTAGCAATATAAAATACATTAGAGTTTTTTCCTACAGTAGCTGGTTTACAGAAACACATCTCTGTAGCACATTCTTGTGACATTTTCTCAGTAATAAATGTAGCATCTTCATGAGTATTATATGATGACATTAAAGCCACTTTACATAATGTACCCATATTCATTCTACAGTTATTAAATTCATCATTAGTAAAGAAATCTTTATGATATGCTAAAACATCATTCTGTTTAAACTTACTACCAACTTTTAATTTAGTTTTTAGTTGATTAGATAAGAAGAAACCACCACCACCATTCTTTACTATATTAGGTGATAAATCAATAGCTCTACACTTACCTGATTTATATTTAGCTATCATCATTCCTGATTTCTCGTCATAATCTACAATAGTTCCATCTTCTTCTGCGTTAATAGCAAAGTTAGATGTTACATGGAATCTGCAAGATTCTTCCATTCCATTAGAAATAAGAACTGGAGAAGATTTCTTAACAGGAATAACGTGTTTTGATTGTTTTCGTTTATTTATAACCTATCACATCTCTGTGTAGCCAGACTATATCTTCTATCATTAATCTATTACCAATTAATAATAGCCTCCCGT